CTACGCGCAGGACTTCTACCACTACACCGGCACGCACTATGACGTTATGGAGGAGGCGACCGTTAGGGCGCAGGTGTACACATTTTTAGACAGGTGCAGGAAGGCCGGGAGGGGAGGTGCGTTGGTCCCCTTTAACCCTACACCGGCGTCGGTTTCTGCCGCACTTGACGGCGTGAAGGCGCTTGTGCACCTGGCCAATGCGGCCAACACTAAACCGCCGATATGGTTGGAAACTTATAGGTTGCATAAGCCAACGGCAAATAAACTTATAAGTTTAGAAAACGGCCTGTTTCACCTGCAGGACAGCACACTTCACCCCCACTCGTTGGGATTTTTCACACAAAACTCATTACCCTTTAACTATGACACAAACGCAAAATGCCCCATTTGGGACAACTTCCTCACAAGTATCTGGGGAGACGATCCGCAATCTGTTGAATGTCTCCAAGAAATATTTGGGTATATCCTAAGTGGCGATACATCACAGCAAAAATTCTTTAACATTATCGGACCAAGGCGATCAGGCAAGGGGACGATTAACAAGGTCCTGGTGTCGTTGCTTGGACAGCATAACACCGTTGCGCCGGAGCTTGGAGAGCTTTGCGACACTTTTGGCCTTCAGCCTTGGCTTGGTAAACTTCTCGCTAGTTTTACTGATGCTAGGGCTCCCGAGCGCAATAGGAGCGCTGTTGTTAGTCAGCTACTGCGTATTGTTGGTGGTGACACTATTACGGTAAATCGAAAAAATAAGGAGGCCTGGAATGGTTATTTGCCTACTCGTATTGTTGTTTATTCTAATGAAGTTTTACAGTTAACAGAGAACTCAAACGCGCTCACGGGCCGCATGGTTGTGCTTAAAATGACCAAGTCGTTTTTTGACAAGGAGGACACGGACCTGGCCGTCAAACTGGAGCGCGAGTTGTCCGGCATTTTTAACTGGGCCATGGAGGGCCTAAAACGGCGCGTGGCGCGCGGTGGGCACTTTACCCAACCCGACACGGGCAAGGACCTGCTTGAGCTTATGGCGGAGCTTGGCAACCCAATCGGTGCGTTTGTTGAGGACGCCCTGTTGTACGACCCGCTTGGTACGGCAAGCAAGGACGAGGTTTTTGCCTGCTACAAACACTGGGCGCTTAAAAAGTCACTCTCGCCCGGCACTGAGTTGGCATTTAAACGACGGTTCCTTGCGGCCACCCAGGAACATAGGGTAGAATCGGACCTTGACAGGACTGAGGGCAAGCGGGCACATATTTACCGGGGCGTGCGTCTCAACGAGAAGGCACAAATTTATATTAACAATCAAGTCTTAGACGACGAGGGAGTATTTTAATGAACGACGATCAAAAAGGCATTTTACGTGGGATAGCGGACGGAAAAGTAATTGAGGTGTTTTACAGGGGGTTGTGGACTGCAGTTAGCGCGGGGACGGCCTTGAGCCTTGTTACATCCGACAGGTTTAAGATGCGCGTGCAACCAAAACGCGCTTACACAAAGGCATATTACACTCAGCAGGCACTTAGGGATTTAGGCTATGTGCCGTTAGCGGGGGAGGACATAACGCGGTTTGATTATGTTGCGATATTTGAAGACGTAAGCAAAACACTTGTAAGTATTGAGGAGGTTAAAACTGAGGACACAAATGAGTAAAATTTTTATCATTGCGTTCGTATCCGTTTGCCTGGTGATAATAATGTTATCGGGTATGTTGTTAGGTCAAATTTTAGCGGGGGCGTGTTAAATGTTTAATTATACACTGGCTGATATAGTTGGGGTGGTGATGTTTTTGATTGTTGCCATTGTTATTGTTTGCTCATACATTGAGGACAAAATAAGAAGCAGGGGAAATAAATGAAAAAGAAGGACGTTGCAAATAATGTTGCACGGGACAGCATGGCACATTACTCAGAGGCCGGGAAGGGGGACTCACAACGTCCAACCGACCAGGCAAAATTTGAAGAGGGTTACGAGCGCATATTTGGTAAAAAGAAGCCAACTGTGCGGGATATAGAAGACGAGCAAGCATTTTTGGAGGCACTAGGACCATGCGGCAAATAAACGACATACGAAAAAAGACACTTGATTTTCAACAAGAGTCAATTCAATACTTGTTATCAACTGAAAAAGTTCGAGACTACGCTGAGGCGCTGATGATAGCCAAGTCGGTGCTTGTTGATGAGGACGACAAACTTATGAGGGTGAGTTTAATGTCCAACGGACGTCAATCTGACGTGTTCCAGGAAATGGAACTCATGATGCAGGTCGCGGAAAAGATGCTTGGCCGTGCTCGGGAGGCGGAATGAGGTGCTCCAGGTGTGGCGGTCGTCTCATCGAACTAACCACGCACTACCAGGGATACGTTAAGTACCAGGTAATGTGCGAGAACGCGTTCTGGCATGCCCTTGGCGATAAAATAAAAAAACTTAAGGAACGGCTGTCATGGACAAAAAAATAATTTGGTTGTGGTGAGTAATTTGCAATGAAACCAACATATTACAAAATCAACACTGGAATTTTTCCGGACGTGATTAAAGTTTGTTTTTCGGATGAGCAGTTCCAACAAATTTTAAAAGACCACAACATTGATGAGAAGGCAACCGCGTTTGAATTTGGCGGGGCGGAGACTCATTTTTTAAAGGTGGGGGCAACGGCAATTGTTATTGGCGTGTTTAGTTTGGCGGAGATGGGTGAGGATGTCGGTGACATATCGGGCACGTTGGCCCACGAGGCAAGCCACATCATTGACGGTATGGCGGAATTAATTGGCGAGGACCACATCACGAATGAGATCCGCGCATACTTTATGCAGTACCTTGTTAAACACTTGTGGACCTGCGTACACGAAGAAAAGGCACAAAATGCAAGAGAGCAAAATAGAAAGTTATCTAAACAAACAGGTAGAAAAGGCGGGGGGATTAAGCCTAAAGTGGATCAGCACAATAACGGGGGTGCCGGACAGGATAGTGATGTTAAAAAAACAGATCCGGTTCGTGGAACTAAAATCGAGCTGTGGGATTATCTCCCCCAGGCAAAGGATAGTATTTTCAAAACTAGCCAATCAGGGGTTTCCAGTTACGGTAATAAACTCTTTTGAACAGGTAGACCATTTTGTTGAACAGATCCAACCTGCACCCGTATCAGACGCACTTTATAAACCTGGCGAGGGGCCTGCCGGGAATCGGCCTGTTGTTGCCCCCAGGCCTTGGGAAGACGACCACTACGTTGACCATTATAGCTGACCACTTTAAGGGCAGGACGTTAGTCATAGCACCCAAGAAGGTTGCGGAGTCGGTGTGGATGCAGGAGGCACAAAAATGGGAGCATCTTAAACACTTGCGTTTCTCTTTGATACTTGGCAAGGAGTCGGACCGTCTTGCCAACTTGCAAAAAGACGCGGACGTTTATGTGGTTAATAACGAGAACTTGGCCTGGTTGTGTGACTGCGGTTTGTTGAAATTTGACAACCTTGTTGTTGATGAGTCGTCTAAGTTCAAGGACCCGAGCACCAAACGCTTCAAGGCCCTTAAGAAGTGGTTGCCTCACTTTCAGCGGCGTGTTATTTTGACGGGTACACCAACTCCGCAAGGCCTGGGCGACTTGTGGAGCCAGGTTGCCATTCTGGACCTTGGCCAACGCCTTGGCAAGTCACTAACAACGTTCCGAGCCAAGTACATGATGCCCGTTGAGCGCAACAGGCACACGGGCGTTGTGTACAAGTGGGGCGTGCAACCGGGCAAGGACCAGGCGATACAAGACGCGGTAAAGGACATTTGTTTTTCTTTACGCGCCGAGGACTATCTTACCTTGCCACAGTTAACGCGCCTCGTACATACTGTACAAATTGACAGCGCTACAAAGGCCAAATACAAAAAGTTTGCAAAGACCATGGTGATTGAAATAGCCGGAGAAGAAACTATTTCAGCGGCAACTGCGGCAAGTATTTCAAACAAACTGCGTCAGTTTACGTCAGGTTTTCTGTACACGGAGGACGGCCAGGCGGTGCGTCAGCACGAGGCTAAGTTGGACATGTTGGGGGACATACTGGACGAGAACACACCCTCCCTTATTTTTTACCATTACAGGGAGTCATTAGAGGCCCTGCAGAGGCGTTTTCCAAACGCGGTAGTACTGGGGCAAGGGTCTGACGATATAGCACGCTGGAACGGCGGAAAAATAATGCAACTATTGGCGCACCCAATGTCCGGCGGAATAGGCCTGAACCTGCAGTGCAACGCGGCGGACACCGCCCAGGTGTTTTGGTACGACCTAACCTGGTCAAGCCAGGACTACATACAGGCCAACGCCAGGGTATACCGTCAGGGGCAAAGTAAGCCGGTGGTTTTGCACCACCTGGTTGTGGAGAATTCAATAGACCAACAAATAATGGAGGTTGCCAATGGAAAAATAGAAATTCAACAGGCGGTAATGAACGCACTAAATTGTGCATTATTATAGTAATTATGAAACCCAAAATCCACAAAATTAGTGCGGCTATTACCCCCAGGCTTTCGGACGAGGATCTTGACCCGATTGAAGTTGAGGACAATAAGCACGCGTCGGACCCGTCAATTGAGGGGTTTCTGTTATGGGACCCAGAGGATGTGGAAGACATCCGCAGGGTGATTGGGCGAATGACTGCCAAACAGCAGTTTGTCATGGATTCTTTTTTAGATGGCCTAAGCTATGGCGATATTAACGTAACTGAAAAGTACTGGCGTTATCACTTTGCAAAGGCCGTAGAGTTTATCAAACAGGAACTAAAGATATGAAATATATCATTGTGGAAATGTTAGTTGGCGGGTACTACAGCCAACGATTTTTTAAGGACGATGAGTCTTTCCAAAGGGCCGGCATAAACCCAAACCATATCCATGGTGTGATTGTTTGTGGTACCGAGAAAGAACGGGACAGGATTGCTGAAGAATTAAAAATATCACGTAAGCATAGCGGCGCTAAAGAGCTTGGGGCTGTTACGGCGTTGACAACTCAGCAAATTTTAAATTTGACGTCCCAAAATATATCAACTTTAAAACAGGCAGATGAACATGATGCGGTTAACCACCCAAAACACTACACATCGCACCCCAGTGGTGTAGAGTGTATTCAGGTTACCGAGCACATGGGATTTAATTTAGGCAACGCAGTTAAATACATTTGGCGCGCGGACCTTAAAAACAACGCCGTTGAGGATTTAAAAAAGGCCGCATTTTATATAAACAGGGAAATAGAGAGGTTACAAAATGCCAAGCATTAGATCTGTACTTGAGAAAGAATTGGTGGAGACGTACCAGTCTTTAGAAGATGACGTCAATGAGGCCGCGGGCTCTGAAGAAGGGTCTTATCTTGACATCAACGTAAGAAATAACATTGAGTACATTGACGCACTAGAAATCATTGGTCCGTATTTTGTACACAATTTTATGAAAAAAGTAAAAGGCGAATTGCCACTGGATTTTAATTAAGGAGAAAACTATGGAACAAGAGCAAACAAAAACACCGGACCCGTTGTTAACAATGAACGTTAACCTAACATTTCAGGTTCAAGAAATTAATGGCCTGTTGACAATTCTTAACGCACCAAGCCAAACCCAAACATTGAACTTGATATATTTCATCAACGCAATTCAAGAGCAGGCCGGGCCACAGGTTGAGAAGTTTAGAGCGGCAAATGTCGCGCCGGATAACGTGTCGTCGACTCCCACAACTAGCGACACGTCAGAGGCGTCGCCGGATAACGTGTCGTCGACTCCCACAACTAGCGACACGTCAGAGGCGTCATGAACGGATCCCCGCTTCTCAGGTCCCTAATGGACAAAAACGGCATATCTAATAAACAGGGCGTGGAAAAAGCGCGCCT